GGGTACCCCAACCCCTGCCACGACTCTTGTAGTACATATTGATCCTGGACCAACTCCTACTTTTACTGCATTTACCCCTGCATCTATCAGTGCAAGTGCAGCTTCCTTTGTAACTATATTTCCACCAATTATATCTAAATCTGGGAAATTCTTTTTAACAACGGCTTTTCCTCCATTTCTCAACATCACAGGCTCGCCATTCAAGGCTGCATCTAAGTTAAATTCTTTCATTTTCTTTCTCCTCAATTTTCATAAATAGCATCCAGTGCGTATTGTTTGCTTTTCCCGATTTATGCCCGAGAATTGGAGTTTTATTTAAGATTGAAATAATCTCACTAACAGGCACTTGAGTTTCATTCCACTTAAAAATAAGAGTGCCATAATCATCTAGCACTCTCATACACTCCTGAAAGCCTTTTAATAACTGATTTTGCCAATCTTTATCTAATCGTCCATATTTCTTCACTAGCCATGAATTATCTCCACCTTGAATTAAATGAGGTGGATCAAATATGACGCACTTGAAAGATTTATCAGGGTACGGCATATCCATGAAGTCATGGATCACATCAGGCGATACTTCTAAATGTCTAATTTTGTCACGATCCTTAAAACTTAGTTTTTGTTCTCTTATATCTGCAAAAAGCACATTTGGATTATCCTTATCAAAGTAAAACATTCTTCCGCCACAGCAAGCATCTAGAATTGGTTTCATCTTATCTCCTTAAAACAAAAGGCGCTCACTTGGAACGCTGTTAAATACTAATTTCTATTTTTGATTACCAAGATTTACCACAGGCAATACAGGCACAAGCGGTTTTGCTGTTGTAGTTGTTGATGAGCTACTGCGGTTTTCATTTATCCAGTCAAATAGTCCCTCCCACGAATCGTAGTCAAGTTTGAGGAATGGGTCATTTCGGTCACTTTCCCAGTGTTTCAGATGCTCATTAACATCGTGCGTAATTACCTCTCGAGTGTTACTGCTTAACATGATCCAGTATGTTTTAACATCGCGAATAGTTTCACTAACGATATAAGTATGGCGTGGTAGGCTGTATCGGACATGACTAATCATTAAATCTTGGAGTTTATTCAGTGGGATTTTGATGTTAATTTCATTCATTTACGTTTTCTTTTCTTTTTAAGTTTACTTAAAATACGTTCTTGTTTTATCGCTCTAAGCTCAGTTTCAAGCATCGTATTTTCCCGTTTTAGTTGATCATTCTCAGCTTTCAGACTTTTAATTAATTCACCCAATTTTCGTAGCTCCAACTCATGGAGTTCGATAGATTTATCAATATGTTTATCTAATCGACTAAGATCTTCCATTAGGACTTTTTCAGCTAGCCGTTTAAGTAATCTCATAATCTATCCCTAACCCCGCCGAATTCTTTTGTTAGGCTATCCACTGTTTTGCCAAGCACGCTCGCCATTAAAACAAAGTCTGCATCAAAACGAGCTGTCACATCTTTTTTTACAATGTCATCGTTCTTCTCGATGATATTGTCGTCAAACTTCAGTCGTTTCAGCGTGCCATCTTCAACCAAGATAAATTTAAGGTTGTTTTCCCACTCAAGCGCGAGTTTAGAGATCAAGCCATTTTGAACAATCTCAATAATTTCCTCGTCTTCAACATCTTTTTGCTTGCAGTGAATAACGCCAAGATCTTCTTTTTCGCGGATTTCCACTTCCTTACGCAAGATTAGCCAATCGGGCGCAGTATCTGTAACCCATTTTGTCATCACTTCACATGGTGCACTATTAAACGCCAACGGTACTACTGGCAAGCTACCGAGCGATTTACGCAAAAGTGCAAGTGCATCTTCGGCTGTTTTACTTGATGCTGCATCAACAAAGATAAGTTGTTTCAATGTGTCGATATAAAGTGCGGTCGTTTTGATACGAGAAAACGCTTGCGGAAGTAGGGTAGCTATCACATCATCCTTTATGGATAATCGTTCTACTTTCTTTAATTTTCGCTGTTCTTTTTCTTCAAGTGCAGTGATTCGTTTATTGAGTTCACGATTCACAACTTCTATTGGTAAAATCTTTTCTTCACGCTTTGCCACAAGTAAGATTTTTCCGTCCGCTTGATGTGCTAAATTTTCTCTGGTGACGAGCGGAGCAGACCAACCGAAATGGCTAACATCTGCCGAACCACACGGAGTAAATTCACATTCTTTGAGTTGTTTCTCGATATTCTCAAAGTCTATTTGTTTTGTTAATTGGTAAATAATTGCATTTTTGAACCAGTACATTTTTATTATTCCTCATAAATAAAAGCCGCTAATTAATAGCGGCAGATTTTAAGCATCATCTTCGTAGTAGTGTTATTCAACTACGAACCCATCTTTAACCTCAACAAACTCACCTATATCATCTAACGTGTACCAAGTATCAGCTTTGATGTTATTTTCACCGACCTTTGATGCTTTAATATGAATTAGCTCTCCATCATCATTGCGATACACACAAACAATCGCACCATCGATACTCGCCTTAGCTTTAGATTGCCAACCAAGCGCAACAGCTATAGATTGCTCGCCAGATACTTCCGCTACCGACCGATTACCTGTATTGGTTGCTACCGACCAATCGCCTGTATTGGTTGCCGCCGACCGATAGCCTGTATTGGTTGCTGCCGACCAATCGCCTGTATTGGACACCTTGGCAGCATCCCAATCAACTTTACCTTTTATCCACTCAACGGCTTTTTTTACCATTTCCGGTAAGTTAATTTCGGTTTCGATCGTGATTTTTGCAGATGCAATTTTTGTATCATCACTATCTTTTGATGTTCCGCCGCTCATTTTAACTACAGCAAATTTACTTTCCGCTGGACTGTAATATCTAAGCACATCAAGAGGGTATTCGCAGGCATGAAATCCACTCCTATAAGCCTTAACATCACCTTTATGCACATACGTTTTGCCTACCTCATACTGATAACCTCGACAAGTCCAGTCTTGGTTAAACCCTTTATAAGCTATAATTTCTTTGTTTTCTTCGACCATTTTTTGCCTCTAAAATTTAGATAATAAAAAAGCCACTATTGGTTAGTGGCTTATCATGTACCTCAGAACGGAATATCATTAAACCCATCTTGTTCAGCTGCGGCACTTAATGGATCGGGTTTTTCTTTGTCTTTGGTTGGCTGTTGTGTTTCACTGCTTGCCTTGCTGTCTAGCATTTCAAACGATTGTGTCGCTACTTTAAGTGCGGTGCGGTTATTGCCGTTTTGGTCTTGCCAGCTTTCCTGTACCAGTTTTCCTGTTACACAGATTTTTGAGCCTTTTTGCAGATATTGTCTTGCCACATCGGCAGAATTACCGTGCACCACAATGGGTATCCAATGCGTACGTTTAACTGTATTACCTTGTTTATCTCGGTAATCATCACCAATAGCAAGATTAAATGTGGCAATTTGCCCGCCATTTTGGAATTGGCGGATTTCTGGGTCACTGCCTAAATGACCGATTAATATCACGGTGTTGGTATTACGTGCCATTAGCGCATCTCCTGTATAAGTTGTTGATAATATTCTTGAGCAATTTCTACTCGCTCTTTGATTTTCTCGATGATTTTCTCATCACGTTTAATTGTGACCGTCGTGATACGTTTTTCTTGGGGGATTTGCTCAACCAAGTCAATGTATCTGTTTGGGTCGTCATAGCTTGATAATTGGTCATAAGGGGTAGGGAGGAGGATAAAATCAATCTGCGCCTCATCACAATCCCATAGCCACATATAGCCTTGCATTTGTGCGTCATATCCAGCTTTTTTGGCTTTTTCTTCCGCCTCATCTGCAAAAAAAGGGTGCGAGCCAATATCCCAAGAACATTTAGTGTCTATGATTAATTTTCGACTTGGCACATAAATGTCGCACTCGCCTGTAATCCAATCGTTTTCACGTCTTTCCGTGTTCTTTTTAAGTGGTAAACCACGCTTACGGCCGCTTAATTTAATAGCTTGTTCTTCCAGTGCGATGCCTTTCTCAGTGTATTTATTCCCTTCAAAATCTTGATAGCCAAACAGGTCATATTTAACTATCTTTCTCACCGCACTTTTCGCGGTAGCAGATATTCCGTTACCGCTTTTAGGCTTTACCATTAAATCAGCCAAGCCAGAGCATCTAGCTTTCAGTTGATACATTTCCATTTTCTAGCTCTTCCAGTTTTGTTAATTGCTCTTGACTAAATTCATACGCTCCGCTATCACAAAGCTCTTGTAGGGTGGTTTCGCCGTTGGCAATGCTTTGTTTGCATTGTTCGAATGTGGCTTCATCAACAACCGCTAAAAATTCCGCCTCTTGAATATTGTCGGTGTAGTTGAACTCTTGATTTTCCACATCTTTCACAACGGCTTGGTCGGCTAATACGGCTTGTTGCATTTCAACAGAGAGTGGGGCTTGTTTTGATAGCAATAACTTAGTTACGGTTTTTAATGCCATTGCCTCGAAGTTATCGTGCCATACGCCATAGCCTTTTTTGAATGTTTGGCTGTAGCGTTGAGCGTGCTTGACGATGTCATCGTGACTCATATAGAGTTCAGCCGAAAAATCGTTTACCAGTTTAAAATAGGCGTAATAGCCGATTGGGTTTTCGTTTTGCTCGGGCTCTTGCTCCCAGTCGAACTCAAAACCATTGATGAAATCTTTTTTGAGCAGTTGCTTTTTGTACACAGGCAATGCGACTAAGCGTTTAAATTGCCCGCTACGTTGTGCCAATTGGATAAAACCTTTATAGCCAATTTGGAATTGCGCTTCGGTTTTCTTTTCCTTGTTGTTTCTGAAAGGGACGATGTAGGCAAATCCTAAGCCATTTTGTAGTGGCAAATTCAGTGTAGCGGCCATACAAGCAGCGTTAAAAATGCTCATTGGATCGGCAGTTTTAAGCATTGCATTGCTGTTGGCGATTTGCATGACACTTGTTGCAAAGGTTGCCGCATTTTTGCCTACAAGTTCCTTAATCTTATTTTGCACATTCGCACTTTCAAAAAATGTTTTAAGTGCAGGCGTCTGTTTATTTTGTTGATGTTGGACTTGGTTTGTCATCTCGCCCCTCCATTAATCCGGGTCATAATCATTCATTCTTGCGTGCAATTCACGCTCTGCAATTTTCTTAATCGCCTCTTGTCTATAAGGCTCATAACTTGCACCACTACCAATAGCAAGCCAGAAATTATCGTTATCACACAACATTTCTGTGAGTTCGTGATAATGCGTTTGGTCGCCTTGTTTTAAATCATTGTCGATTTCAGTAGTGACTTGATCTAAGGCGATTTCATAGCCTGCTTGCCAATCAACTTCACGTTGGCGAGCAGCATCAAGTTGATAGTAGTAATCAGCGTAGGGTTTCATTGTTTTGCTCCTGGCTCATTGATTTCAATCTAAAGTGATGTCTTTCGCAAAAATCAATACGATGTTGGCAATATTCAATATTCTTTTGCACTGCGGTATGGCGTTTAGCGTCAGCCCAATTCTTTGCTGCCTCAAGGTAATGACCTTTCTTTTCTGCTTTTACTGCCGATTTTGCGTAGGTTTTGTAAGTCAGTCTCATTGTTTACTCCAAGTGCGGTTAATTTCGGCTTGTTTTTGTGCGGTGTAAGCCTGCAGTTCTTTTTCTGCTGCCAGCGTAAGATTAGGCGGTAAACATATGCTGTTTTCATATATGCCACCTTTCAGTTCACACTGTGTTTCAGCTTGGATTTGTTGGTTTAATTCATTGTTGAGCCCGTCGGT